CTTGTTATCCACCGCAGCAACCATCAGAATTATCAAACCAACTCGTGTAGTTGTAGTATTTGATGGTAAGGGCGGGTCCCAACGTAGAAAGTCAAAATATAGTGGTTATAAAGAAGGTCGGACCGGTCTAACCAAAATCAACCGATTGGCTGGTTATGAAGACCTTGAAGACCAACAACAATCAATGAGGTATCAGTTCGCACGACTGATTGAATACCTACAAGTATTACCGGTGTCGTTGACATATATTGACCACGTTGAAGCGGATGATATTATAGCATATCTTGCAAACCACTATTTCCAAAAAGAAGTGGTAATTGTATCATCAGACAAAGATTTTCTTCAATTGATAAACCCACGAATTAAAGTGTGGTCTTCTAATAAAAAGAAAATGTATGATGAGTCATTAGTTAGACAAGAATATGGTGTAATACCTCAAAATCTTGTGTTTTATCGTGTCCTAACCGGAGATACTTCTGATAATATCAAAGGTGTTAAAGGTGTTGGTGATAAGACCATAGAAGCCAAAATGTCGTTTTTAAACAATGGTGAATTGGAGTTAGATGAGTTCATAAATGAGTGTTCTAATGTAGATGAAAAACTATCAAAAAAGTTGATGGATAATGTAGATGTTATACGAATGAATTTTGACCTCATGCAATTACGAAATCCAGAAATATCATCATCTATTACATCAAACATTCGTAATATTATGGATGGTGGAACTCACCGATTAGATATTATAGAGTTTAAAAAAATGTTTATGGGTGACAAATTATATACCGCTTTTGCTGATGTAGATTCTTGGTTAAGAAATTCTTTTCTAAATTTAGATATACTCATTAAGAAGCATTTAGATGGTAAATGATTTTGATACAAGAGTTTGGTATGGGACAATTGAGTATGGTCCATTTTCTGCTACTAATTGGTTTTCAATTGGTGGTGTAGAACATCCATTATTTAAAACTTTAATATCAAGGATAAAGTCCGAAGTGCCTGAAGTATATAACTTTGAGTTATACACTATGGGTGGTATTTTAGAAGATTGGATGAGTTGGGATGTTGACCTAGCTTTAATAGGTGAATACAAACCAGACTTAATTAAAAAGTGTTTTGAAGGGATTGTTGGTATAGCATTTGATTTACATTTATATGTAGATTTACAATATCAAGAAAAATTATGGCGAATTGATGAGTTTTCAAAAACAGGTCAATTAAACGAAATACACGAAAATTACGAATTATCAAACTATTTTGTAAGAGATGGTCAGATTGAAGACCTCAGCCATTATCAATTAATTGATGGAATCTATAAGCGTAATGTAATATATCCATTTCCAAAACACATTGAAAAATATGCAGAAGGTTATGTTTATAAATCACCACTTTGTTTGGTTTAAGATTTGGATAATTCAAAATAAAGTCGTATATTAGTGTCTATGGAAAAATTCGGAAGTAAATACGGAACATCGTTCCAAAACAAAATCATATCAGCGTTGTTGAGTGATAGGAGTTTTTCTCGCCAAGTATTTGACATTATAAAATCAGAATACTTTGATTCAGAAGCATCAGAGTGGCTGGTTCGTGAAATTATGTCTCATCTTGAAGAATACGAAAAACTACCAACGCTGGATGTCTTAAAAGTCCGAATTAATACCGTAGATAGGGATGTTCTAAAAACAAGTATTGTAGATACACTTAAATTTGCGTGGAATCACCTTGAAAGTGATGATTTAGACTATGTTAAAGAACAAACCCTTGACTTTTGTAAAAATCAATGTATAAAGAACGCCATTCTTGATTCCGTAGAGTTATTAGAACAAGGTAAGTATGATGTGATTAAAAAGAAGGTTGATGATGCTATGAAAGCAGGTCAAGATTCTAATTTGGGTCACGAATACAAAACTATGATTGTGGAACGATACGAAGATTCTATCAGAAATGTAGTATCAACCGGATGGCAGTGCATTGATGAAATTACGCAGGGTGGTTTTGGAAAAGGTGAATTAGTTTTATTTGCCGCCCCTCCCGGCATCGGTAAGTCGTGGTCTTTAGTTAACATCGGCGTGGCGGCTATGAAATTAGGTAAGACTGTGGCTCATTACACCCTTGAGTTAAATGAAGGGTATGTAGGACAAAGATACGATGCTGTTTTGAGTAAGATTGCAGTTGCAAATCTGAAATACAATATGGAAGATGTTAAGAAATCAGTTATGAATGTTAAGGGAGACTTGATTGTAAAACATTACCCAACCAAAACCGCCAGCGTGACTTCATTAAAAGCCCATATGGATAAGATGATTTTACGAGGTAAAAAGCCGGATGTTGTGATAGTAGACTATGCTGACCTACTGCGTGGACCATCAAACAAAGAACGACACGAAGAATTAGAAACCATTTTTGAGGACTTGAGGGGTATGGCTGGGGAGTATGAAATACCTGTTTATACCGCATCTCAAATCAATCGCAGTGGTGCAGATGATGACATTATTACAGGCACCAAAATTGCAGGTTCATTTTCCAAAATGATGACCGCTGACTTTGTGGTATCTCTTTCTCGTAAGATTGAAGATAAACTTGCTGGAACAGGAAGATGGCATGTCATTAAGAATCGTTTTGGTCCTGATGGTATGACTTTTCCATCAAAAGCGAACTTCTCTACGGGTGAAATTTCCATCTATAATGAGGATTCCATTTCTGGTCAACAAACCAAAAAAGAGATGAAAGGTGGGGAGAGTTTAGTAAGAAAAGAACTTGCTCAAAAATATAAAGAAATGAAGGGTGAAATAGATTTTTAACTACTATGTATATTCACCCACACAAAAATATGTCTAACAATTTAACGGAGAAATCGCATGTCACTATTTGATGAACGAATCCCATACAAACCCTTTGAGTATCCTGTTTATTATACCGATGGTTGGTTATTACAAGCTCAAGCATTCTGGCTACATACCGAAATCCCAATGCAAGGGGATGTAAAAGACTGGAATGAAAATTTGTCAGTTTCGGAAAAAAACTTGGTGGGAAACATTCTTTTAGGATTTGCTCAAACCGAATGTGCTGTTTCTGATTATTGGACTACAATGGTAACCCATTGGTTTCCAAAACACGAAATTAAACAAATGGCTATAATGTTTGGTTCACAAGAAACCATTCACGCTACAGCATATTCGTATTTGAACGAAACTCTTGGTCTTGAAGATTTTGAAGCGTTTTTACACGAGCCCGCTACTGCTGAAAAGTTTGACTTACTAATTCAAACTAAAGCAGAATATAACCACGAAGATTTGAAGTGGAGTAAAGAAGCAAGGGAAGATGTTGCTCGTTCACTCGCAATCTTTTCCGCATTTGCAGAAGGTGTGTCACTTTACTCATCATTTGCGGTTCTTTACTCATTCCAAATGAGAAACCTTCTAAAGGGTATTGGTCAACAAATGAAATGGTCAGTTCGTGATGAATCACTACACTCAAAGATGGGATGTCAACTTTTCAGACATATGTGTGATGAGTTTCCTGGTCTAAAAACGGATGTTAGAGATTCAGTTATTGAAGCGGCTGAATTGATTGTAAAGTTAGAAGAAAACTTTATTGATAAAATGTTTGAAATGGGTGACCTTGAAAATCTTAACTCAAAAGATTTGAAAAACTTTATTCGTAAAAGAGCTAATGAAAAATTAGTAGAGTTGGGATATGACCCACACTTTAATTACGATAAAGAATCAGCCGACCAGTTGGAATGGTTCTATCACTTAACAGGTGGTTTGACTCACACCGATTTCTTTGCACTCCGACCAACGGATTATTCCAAAGCGGGTGAAGGTGAAAATTGGGAAGATATTTTTTAATAAAAGATAAATTATGGCAAAAAATTATGGCGAAGAGTTCGGATGGGAACTTGGTATAGATTTCCCGGTTTGGGGCAATACTGAAATTTATGTAAAAACAATCTCAAAGGGATACCTACTTGTAGGAGAAACCCCAAAGGATGCTTACTGGCGTGTATCAGCCGCAGTGGCTCGTAGGTTGGGTAAACCCCAACTTGCTAGTAAGTTTTTTGATTACATCTGGCGTGGGTGGCTTAATCTTGCTACTCCGGTTCTTTCAAACACGGGTACTGATAGGGGACTTCCGATATCTTGTTTTGGTATTGATGTTGGTGACTCAATCCAAGAAATTGGGGCAAAAAACCTTGAAATGATGTTACTTGCCAAACACGGAGGTGGTGTTGGTATTGGTGTTAATATGATTAGAGCGGCAGGTAGTAAAATTACCGGCAATGGCACATCTGATGGTGTGGTCCCATTTTGTAAAATCTATGACTCAACAATTCTTGCTACAAATCAAGGGTCAGTTCGTAGAGGCGCTGCTTCAATTAACTTAAACATTGAACACGGTGATTTTGACCAATGGATTGAAATCCGTGAACCAAAGGGCGATGTAAACCGACAATCTCTAAACCTACACCAAGCAGTAATCATCGGTGATAAGTTTATGAGAAAACTTGAAGAAGGTGACGCTGAAGCAAGACGCAAATGGGGTAAGGTTCTTCAGAAAAGAAAAGCTACCGGCGAACCCTATATTATGTTTAAAGGTAATGTAAATAAGACCAATCCGGAAGCATACAAACAAAACGGATTAAAGGTCTTTATGACTAATATTTGTTCGGAGATTACACTTCACACGGATGAATCACACTCTTTTGTATGTTGTTTATCATCAGTCAATTTGGCTAAATATGATGAGTGGAAAGACACCGACCTTATCTACACCGCAATTTGGTTTTTGGATGGTGTATTAGAAGAGTTTATTCAGAGAGCCAAGAATATGAGAGGATTTGAAAATTCGGTTCGCTCTGCTGAAAAAGGTCGTGCTTTAGGACTTGGAGTTCTTGGATGGCATACTTACTTACAACAAAGAGGTCTACCATTTGAAGGTTTACAAGGTCAGTTTGAAACTCGTAAAATCTTCTCTCAAATGAAGATTGAAGCTGAAAGAGCATCTCGTGCTATGGCTGAAGAATTGGGTGAACCACTATGGTGTGTTGGTACAGGTATGAGAAATACTCACTTGATGGCAATTGCTCCGACTGTATCAAACTCAAAATTGAGTGGTAATGTATCTGCTGGAATTGAACCTTGGGCAGCAAATGTATTTACGGAACAAACTGCTAAAGGAACCTTTATTCGTAGAAATCCTGAATTGGAAAAGGTTCTCCGTAAAATTGGTATTAACAATAAAGATACTTGGGATAAAATCTTACAAGATGGTGGCTCAGTTCAAGATATTGAAGAATTGGACAATTGGGGATATGTTAATAGTAAACTAACCAATCGTTCGGATATGACTGAATCTAACTTTCAAAACAAAGAAATTGATTGGTTAAAGGATGTATTTAAAACATTCAAAGAAATTAACCAATTAGATTTGGTAAAACAAGCTGGAATTCGCCAACAATATGTGGACCAATCGGTTTCTCTAAATTTGGCGTTTCCATCTCAAGCAACTCCAAAGTGGATTAATCAAGTCCATATGGAAGCTTGGAAGTCGGGTATTAAAACCCTTTATTATATGAGAACGGAATCGGTTCTTCGTGGTGACATTGCTACGAAAGCTACTGACCCGGATTGTTTAAGTTGTGATGGATAGATGTTATGATTATTATTGATAATTTTATTAAAGACAAAGAGTTTCTAAACGAGATTAGAAACGACAAAACCCTTTTTGATACAAAAGGATATCATTGGTGGGATGGTTGGTGGAATTCTCCAGCAGATACTATCAAAAAAAGATTGATTGAGTATATTTGGAGAGACAATTGTCCGCCTGACCACATCTATGAATTATATGGATTTGAGTATTGGATTGGAACTTATTCAGCATCCGAAGTTGGTGATGGTAATACTGATAATCTAAATATGCACTTTGACAAAGATGAGTTTTGGTTTAAAGAAACCGGTGAATTAAGGGTTCCTATTATGGGTACGGTTTTTTATCCGTGGGAACACGATATTGATGGTGGATACCTTGAAGTATTTTCAAAAGAAGGTGAAGAGCCAGAACGAATTGCTGCAGTTCCAAATAGATTGATTATTTTTCCTGCTGGAAAATATCCACATAAAGTTACTCAAGTGACTCGTGGAACAAGATACGCAATTGCAATTAATTTGTGGGATGTTGAACCATCAGGAGTTTCCAACGGACAAATGATGTATGAATGATAACATTTAGAATGTCGTTACGAGGAGAATCACACCCACAACATAAATTAACGGAAATACAGGTAAAATCTATTCGTAAATTGTGGGCTATTGGGCATAGAAACATTCGTGTTCTTGCACGAAACAATGGCGTATCATCCGCTAACATTCGTAAGATTGTAAAAGGTGAAACTTGGACTCATATTCTTTTTGGTGAATTCAATGACTACCAATGAAAGTAGAAGGTAAGGTATATTTTGACCCATCCAAATTTTCAATAAGACCTATTGCAAAATCAGTTGCAAAGGACATTATTGTAAATAACCATTATAGTGGTATTTGGACAAAAGTATCTTATGCGTTAGGGCTTTTTTACAAGTCAGAAACGGAACACCAATTTTTTAGTGGAGTCAACGAAGAGTTAGTTGGAGTTGCTACTTATGGAGACCCCATAGGTAGACATTCCGGCCAATCTATTTCACCCCTACTTGCCCGAACCGAAGTGTTGGAACTTACACGACTATTTGTTTTTGATGGATATGGGTGTAATGTGGAAAGTTGGTTTGTAGGTCAGACCTTTAAGTGGTTAAGGGAAAACGCACCCCACATCCGAGGACTCATTTCATACTCTGACCCAAAAGTTGGTCATAAGGGGACTGTTTATATGTCTACCAATTGGATTTATCAAGGTAATCGTATCAGACCAAACGACTCGTGGTTATTTAAGTGGGAAGAAGGTGGTGATTGGACTCACTCACGCACATCATTTGTAAAGTTTGGAACCAACAATCCAAAGAAAATCCAAGAGATGACATCAGCTACTTTTTGGATAAAAAAAGAACTTCGTAAACATCGGTAT